GTTCATCGTATGCTTGACGGCGTGGAGACTCGTATGCCTTCAAAGTCCGGCAAGACCATGTCAAAGTACTGGGTCCTACCAGACGAACGCGAGGATCTGTTCTACAAGGCAGTGCACATGCACCATCCATGCACCGTCTGGACCGCCGAGAGCAACAACAACTATAACTGGCACTATGTCCACTTTGTAGCCCTATGTGACGAGTACACTTATCGTTATGGTAAGGTCCATAGTACCGACACGTTGCTTCGCGAGGCTCTTAAGTCTCCGCCTCGTAATATCCCTGTCGGGTACAAGACTCCTCAGCCGTTGGCCATGAAGTCGAATCCCGAGTGTATGGACTACAAGGACATCGTAGGTTCGTACCGTAAGTTCTATCAGACCAAGCAGGGCCGCTTCAAGATGGTCTGGTCGAAACGACCGGTGCCTGATTGGTTTCAAGTCGCTGCATAACGATATAAATAAGATTAACACGGCCTTCCCCTCTGATGCGTAAGCTCAAGGGAAGGCCTTTTTTTGTTTGATAAATATGTCATGCAAAAAGAAGTTCAATATAAGATACTCGCACATAACGATTTAACTAAACGCGGTGGTTCCCGTGTTGCTATCTTTGTGGAAAAAATAAAGATCGGATCTCCGTTCGGGACGGTTAAGGGTGCTGTGGCACTAGATAAAGTACAAAAGGTAGGCAATCTAACTGTAACATATGATGACTTACATCATATGATGAAAGGTTCAAAATTTAAAGCCGAGTTCACCGGCAAGAACACTTCAACGAATGCCAGAGTTACTGTCACCTATCCTAAAGATTTCTACAAAACTCCTGACTTTGGTGGCAAGGGGGAAGGATCTGGTACTGCTGCTGAAGATGCAGAACTGATTCTATTCAGATCAGAACTTGAACAAATTCTAGCCAAGAATAAAGTTCCTGCTATTAAGATTAAGATTGGCGGTAGAATAGTAGAGTGTGCTGGAATCGTTAGTACACCGAATCCTGGAGGTAGAGCGCCTAAAGCCGACTTTTCTATTGTTAACCTCAAGGGAGACCATGTAGCCTGGATCTCACATAAGGCAGGCGCAAAAGCCAGTCACTTCCAACAATATGGCGGTCTATCAGATGACAGTTGGTATCATACTAACCAAGATGCTATATCATTCGTCAAGGATCTGGTGACATTCAGACCGGAAGGTCTGACAAACGGAGAATCGATAGCCAGAGTCGTCAAGGATACAGAAGGTATATGTAGAGCTATATACGGCCGAGACTTTGGTAAAAAACAGCGTGGGATAAACAATGTAGATGAATTCCATCTTGGTAACATGAAACTTTTGAAGAGGGGCGTCAACTACGAGATTACGTCTGTCCATAAAGGTCTGAATGGGGATATACCAGATGGAGATTTCACAGCAATCTATTTTGCCAGATATACTACAGATAGAGGAGCCAAGTTTGGTTCTCTCTTCGTGAACAAGGCTAGAATGGGTGTCTTTGCTATAGCCAAGGCCCCAAAAAGCACAACAAAATTCATTTAGCTGTGTACATTTTTTTGAAAACGTTGTAGGGTAAACCATGATCAAGAAACGGTTCAGAGAGTTTGTAGGTAGCGGTACGCTCACGATCTTCGATATCGATGAGACGCTCTTCCATACTAAGGCTAAGGTTGCTGTCGTAAAGGACGGTAAGGTTGTTCGGATGCTGGACAACCAAGAGTTCAACACCTACAAGCGTAAGGAAGGTGAGACCTACGACTTCGGTGAGTTTGCAAGTGCCGAGGTGTTTCGTAAGACCTCGACTCCTATCGCTCGTATGGTTGCTAAGGCCAAGGCGATCTTTGCCAACTCGCGTAAGAATCCTCACAGCCGCGTGATCATCTGCACCGCACGATCGGACTTCGATAACAAGGATCTGTTCCTGCAGACGTTCCGCGATCATGGTCTTCCGATCGACCAGATCCACGTCGAACGTGCAGGTAACCTGAAGATCGACTCGTCGGCTGAGGCCAAGAAGATCATCTTTAGGAAATACATAAATACTAAGAACTATACGAAGCTGAGGCTGTTTGATGATGCTCCTAGCAACCTTCACGCATTCCTCTCACTAGCAAAAGAATACCCGAACATCAAGTTCGAAGCATATTTTGTGTACCCTGATGGATCGATAAAGACGATAAAATGACAGCATTTAAAAACTTTCTGACTGAAGAAGCAAGCGAAGAGAAGCTCAAGCACCTCGAGCATGCTGAGGATCATGTGATCAATGCTGGCCACGAGGGCTTCTCACATGCGTATCACAACCTCAAGGATGTGCACGACAAACTCACTGGCAAGGACAATGCTACCAAGGTAACCATGAAGTATGATGGTTCGCCCTCTGTTGTGTTCGGTCGTCATCCTGAGACCGGCAAGTTCTTCGTTGCATCGAAGTCTGCCTTCAACAAGAATCCGAAGATCAACTACAGCCATGAGGACATAGAGCGTAACCACGGTCATGCTCCTGGCCTGGTCGAGAAGCTGAAGGCTGCTCTCGATCACCTGCCGAAGGTGACTCCGAAAAAGGGTGTCTTCCAGGGTGATATCATGCATACGCATCATGATGTGCACGAGTCTGGTGGCAAGGTTCACTTTACACCGAACACCATCACGTATTCTGCTGACAAGAACTCTCCTCATGGTAAGGCCGCTCTTCGTTCGAAGATCGGTATCGCCGTTCATACCAAGTATAACGGTAAGAACCTCGAGGACATGAAAGCAGAGTATGCACCGAACCTTGACGAGTTCGGTCTGCATAAGGATGTTCACACGATCTCGACCGAGCATGATACCTCGCAGATCGATTACAAGCCTCAGCATCAAGCGAAGTTTGTAAAGCACATGGCTGCCGCTGCTAAACTGCATGCGAAGACCGGTCAGGAAACACATGACGCTATCGCTAACCATCGCATTCCTCTGAAGACCTATATCAACCATACGGTTCGTACCGGCACCAAGCCGAACGTCGACGAGTTCATGGCTCATTTTGCTAAGTCTCACCAGAAGAAGATCGACTCTGTCAAGACGGCTTCGTCAAAGGCTGCCAAGACCGCTGCGATGGAGCAGGATGTTGCTCACGTTCAACGTAACCGTGGCCACTTCGAACGTGTTCTGAAGATGCATCATCATCTTCAGAAGGCCAAGGATGTACTGGCCAACACGCTCTCGAGCCGTGCTGAGTTCGGCCATAGTATCAGTGGTAAGAAATCAAAGCCTGAAGGATTTGTGGTGGTAAGACATAACCGTCCTACCAAGATTGTTGATCGTGCTGAGTTCTCGGCTGCCAACTTCAACAAGGACAAGTCTCTATGAAGGCCATTCATATCACCCAAGGAAGATTCAACCCTGTACATGCAGGTCACGAGATGGTCGTCAAGCATGTAATGAATGCTGCCAAGAAAGAAGGTGCAGACCATAAGATCCTTACGACTGGATCACATGATGCTAAGAAGAATCCACTGACACCTGAACAGAAGGTAAAGCATCTTTCTCGAGCTGTCAAAGGCGCCAAGGTAGAAGCCATGGGTAAGGACCATCCTACGCTTCTTCATCAGATGTCGAAGCTACACAAGGCTGGTTACACCCATGTGACTATGCATGTTGGCTCAGACCGTGTCCATGAGTTCCATAACCTACTTCACAAGTATAATGGAACTGAAGGGAGGCATGGACACTACAACTTCAAGAGCATCAAGGTGAAGTCAGTTGGCGGTGAACGTTCAGATACCGGCGAAGGAATCGCAGCAGCTTCTGGTACTGCTATGCGCAAGCACGTTGCTGCAGGCGACAAGGAGTCATTCCACAAGATGGCTCCGGCCGGCATGAGCAAGGCACATAAGGATGCTCTCTATCACGATGTTCGTAAAGGCATGGGTATCCATGAGTCGTTCATCGAAAGATTCAAGAACTGGATTAGTTAATGGCACAATGGCGTACTGATAGCTACGAGTTTAAACAACCACATAACGTCCATCTATTCGAACTGGGCATGACCGCCGATATCTACGGCAACCCCATCGACGGTTCGAATCCGACTGGAATGGCTGTCGACGCCTTCGGCCGAGCAAGATCTTCACAACCGCTCACACTATATGATTCTTCTCATCGATATAGAGATAACGGCAAAATCAATCAATCAAACTCTGCTACAGGTGCTACAGCTACACATAATGCAAATGCTGGCCTGATTGAATGTACACTTGATACCACGTCAGGTTCTTTTCTTTATAGAGAATCTTCGCGAGTCTTTGCTTATCAACCAGGCAAGTCTCTACAAATCCTTCAAACGTATATCATGGCTCCGCATAAAACCGGACTCAGACAGAGATGTGGTTACTTTAGTACGACAAACGGAATCTTCCTCGAGCAAGACGACAACGGAATCTGTTGGGTAGAGAGAAGTACGTCTGGTGGTAACGGTGTATCAGAGACAAGAGTCTATCAACAGAACTGGTCACAGGATAAACTTGACGGCACCGGCCCGTCTCGTAAGACTTTAGACTTGACAAAAGCACAGATTCAGTTTGTCGATATCGAGTGGTTAGGTCTTGGTACAGTTAGATGCGGATTCGTAATCGATGGTAAACTAATTCACTGCCATTCATTCCATCACGCAAACATTATCACTTCTACGTATATGACAACCGCCTGTTTGCCAACCAGAATAGAAATTCAAAATATCGGTACAACAGCCAGCAACTCTACATTGAAAGAAGTGTGTGCTTCTGTAATCTCAGAAGGTGGTTATGAAATCAGAGGTCGATCAAGATCTATTGGTATGCCTATTACTACACCGAAAGATATACCTACAGCAGGTACATTTGTTCCGATCATCTCAATCCGTGTAAAAGACGCATTCTCTGATGCTATCGTGATTCCAACGGATATAGAGTTCTTTGGCGTATCGAATAATACTCGATATAGATATAAACTAGTTGCTGGTGGAACGCTAACTGGAGCCAGTTGGCAAGATGTTAATACAAACGAATCGTCTGTAGAGTATGATATTACCGCTACCGCCATTACCGGTGGCAGAGACTTACAGATGGGTTATATCAACATTGCAGCCGGTGCAGGTGGAACAACCATTAACTTAGCTGGCGAATCGCTGTTTGATTATCAATTAGAAAGAAACTCGTTTCTGAATTCAAATCGTGGTGTAGTATTTTCTCTCGTAGCGACCGGTGCAGCAAACGGCGACGACGCCTTAGGAGCAATTACCTTCCAAGAGATCACTTGATGTATAAATAAACCAGCGGTTAGGCTACGGCAATCCCGTTTGTTTACAGATAAGCCCAAGGGAAACTCTGATGGAAGATAAGAACAAGAAACCGGTACCAGAAAAGAATACTAAGAAGCCTACAGGCAAGTCTGCAACTGGTAAACCACTAGATGGCATTGACGTTAATCCTCAGCTAGACGACAAGCGCCGTACAAACGAGGACTTTGCCGTCCTAACCGCAACCTTACAAGAGCGTAAGGCGTTGACACTTGCACAGCGTCAACAAAGAGGCCGCCAGCTCAAGCGTATCCAACCGAAGCTTCAGAGAGCCAAAGAGATCTCTCAGGCTCGTCTTGCTGGCCCAGAAAAACTACAAAGACGTGCTGAAGCCAAGGCTCGCGCGTTCCTTAAGTCAAGAGTCTCGGCTCGCAAGGATATTCCTTACGCAGAGCTGACCACGTCTGAAAAGATTCAGGTAGATACGGCCGTCGCAAAGAAGACAAAGCTCATCAAGAGAATCGCAGCACGCCTTCTACCAAAGCTGAGAAAAGCCGAATTCGAAAGACTCAAGTCCTTCCATACTGGAGCTCCGATGAAGAGCCTCCACACCGTAACTGCAACCGAAGAGTTCTCTGGCCTGTTCAACGATCTGAACGAGAAGTCAACACTTGAACTGGTCGATATCATCGAGAATGCAATCGGTAAGTTTGAAAGAGAAGGCAATCAACTCAGCATCACACTACGTAAGATGCTGAACTCTACGGTTGGTACAGATCCAATCACAGAGACACTTATCAAAAAGGCTGAAAAGACAGGCATCCCGTTCTCGACTCTCAAGGAGGTGTTCGAGCGCGGTCTTTCGTTGTATGCAGAGCAGACGAATCAGACGCCAGAACAGGTTGCATTCAACCGAGTCAATAGCTATATTGCCAAGGGAAGAGCGTGGAATCTAGATTCAGATCTTCGTGAAGAGAAGATTGTTAATGAAGCTCTTGATAACGCGTTCAACGACCTTCTAGAAAGCATGGAAATCACTACAGAAGCGGCATGTGAAATTGTCGATCGTCGTCCTGTGACTCTCAAGTCAAAAAGACGCCAACAGGAAGTTCAGAAGAAGATTATTGACGAAGGTGAAATGAAGCCATACGTAAAACCGCACTATGGATCTCCAGATCCAAAGAAACAGACTGCATGGGTCGCGTCGAACAAGTGGGGTAAGAAGAAATACTTCGGAATGGACTTCAAAGCATCGGCACACAAGCATGCCGGTATCAGCGAGGACACAGCAGCCAATCGTGAAATCGGTACCGACTCGCTTGTCAAGAAGTACAAGAAAGAAACTCCAGGTCAAGAGAAATCAGATCTGAACGAGAC